TGATTGTTTAAAAGATGAAAGAAGATTGATTGAAAAAGTTCAACAAGGAAAAACTAGATTGTTTTCATCGGGTTCTTTGGAATATTTAATAAATTTTAAACGATATTATGGCGCTTTCATTCAACATTTTAATGAATTAAAGATTAAAACTTTTTCGAGAATTGGTATTAATAAAGATAGTATTGAGTGGGATGAACATATACGTAAACTTTTAGAAGTTGGTAATGGTTTTTGCATGGATATGGATTATACCGCAATTGATGGAACAAATTGTTTTGAAAATGTTGAAATGTTTTTTGATGTTGCTGATGCTTGGTATGGTGATTATCATGATCCAAAAATTAAGGCTATAAGGAATACATTGCGAGAATTTGAAACACATGCTGATCATGTATTCTATGATAAGGAAACTAGGACATGGATTGTTTACAAACTAACAGGTAGAACTAATTCTGGAACTTTTATAACAACTAATTTAAATACTTTTTCTAATGAAGCTAATATGAGATATATATGGATAAAGATAGCTGAACCGCAATTTAGAGATTTATATTATTATAAAAAATTTGTAAGAACTGGTGAAGTTGGTGATGATTTAATTGCTAATACTCATATTATAGCTTCAATTTTCTTTAATCCTATAACAATTGCAAATGAATTTCAAAAGATGGGTTTGACTGTCACTAGTGGTAGAAAAGATGGTGCTTTGAGTTTTTCTAGAGTGGAAGAGTGTGTTTTTTTAAAGAATACAACAGGAATTATGATGAGACGTTTTGTACCATTAATGAATTTTGATGCTATGATGGAAACTTTGAATTGGATCAGAAAAAGTGAATTTATGATAAGTCATGATCAAGCTTGTGAAGATAACTGTAACAATGTGTTAAGAAATTGCTTTTGGTATTGTCAAAATATTTTTAATGGAGTTAGGAAAGCAATTTTGGAACATGTTGATTATAATTTATTAACTTATAAAGCATTATTACGTGATTATATGGAATTTGATACTATTTTAGATCCTCTATCATTGTCGGGTAGAAGAACTGTTAATGTTTAATTATTTATTTATTTATTTTATTTTATTTATTTATTTATTTATTTATTTAA